TGTTGAACGTGTTCTGGCACGTCGATTGCGTATGGTCGCACCCGAAGGCGACCGTGAAGGCGTCGCCAGCGGCCGGCGCAAAGGGCAGCGGATACATGAGCGTCAGCGACGCGCCCGGATTGACGCTCTTGACCGTCGCCCGGACGTTTGCGTTGGCGCCGGACGAGAACACGATCGAGCCTTGCGCATGGCCAGCGAGCGCGCCGGAAAAGTTGATCTGATTGGACGTCGATCCCGCTCCGACCGTACCGCTCACCGAATAAGTTCCGCGGATGACGCCACAGCCCGAGTCATAGAGCGTATGAAGGCATGTGGGCGAAAACAGATTCCGCGGCATGTCGTAGTCTAGAATGACGAGATCGCTCGCAACCGTCAGCGTCGCGCTCGTGCGGCCGACGCTGTCGACGGTGGAGACGCGTCCCTGGAACATGCGAATCCCGCCGACCACCGAGCCGGTGGGCGCCGTGAGGAATACACGATCGCGGTAGACTGGCGCGCCGTCAAAGGCGCCGTCGCGCAGGGCGATAAGAAATGGCGCGCCGTTTATCGTATCCGTCGGCCTGGCCGCGATGGTGATCTGTTGCTTGTCGACCTCGAGACCGACCGATCCTCTGTACTTGAGACCTTGAACAAGCGGTCCATTGGCGAGAAACGTCGAACCGTTGTACGTCACGGGATAGTCGACATTCGTCCACGTATATTGCGTGCCCGTCGTGGTGATGAAGGTGAAGCACTCGGCGAAGGCGACCGGCGCGTCGGGCGATGTCATCGCGTTCGTAAGCAGCGTCTGGACAGGAGATGAGGCTGATTTCATGTCTCTCCTTTCGGCGATCGCTTGGACCCCGATAGGCGATTAGCGCGCGATGTTTTGCTTTGCTTTGAGCCGCCAGCGTCATCGCGAGGAGTGAGGCGACGGAGCGATCCAGAGAAATGGGAGAGCCCTCGGCTCCCGCGATTGCGTCGCTCTAGGAGGTTCGCACCGAGCGGAATTTGACTCCGTCGGCCCTCCATAGGTTGGACATGAACTGCTCGAAGTCCTGATGGTCAGCGTCGAACCGGCACTGAAAAGCATAGGCGAAGGTCGCCGCGATCGCGACGCCGGAGCCCGGCGGCGAGGAAAAATCCAAGGAGTTGGGGGTCGAAAGTGACCATCCGGAAGGCTGGTTGACGCCGTTCAGATAGACGTTGGACACGCTCGTCACCCAGCCGACGGGCTCGAGAAAACTCCCCATGTAGCGGGAGAAGGTGAAGCTCGTCGTCGCGCCGTCGCCCGTGGCGAAGGTCACGTTCGTCGCCGCGCTGTCAGTCGGGTCGGTGTAGAGAAAGGTGCCGTACTGCCCCTGGCATTGAAGGAAAAAGCCCATGAGCGCTTGGAGCGACTGGCCGCCCGCGCCCGGGTAGCTGCCCGGGGTCGAATCCAGCGCGTCGAAGGTCAGCTCGAATTGCCAAATCGGGTTTTGGTAGAGAGCGTCGCGTACCTCTCTGCCGGAAACGTGCGAGGCGACAATGGTCGAGAAGACGGGTTTCTTGTGGACGCTCCATCCGAGGCCGGAGAGCGAAGGAAATGACGGTGGCATTTGTTCACGATCAACCGTATGCGCGCGCCCACAGGTCGACCATCTCCAATGTGAGGGCGACCTTGCGGTTGTTAGCTGGCGTCTGGCCGGGCCGAAGCGATAGGCACCACTTCTCGCAGGGCGTAAGCGGCCCCTCCGCATAAGAACAGCAGATCTTCGCTCGCTCGAGCGCCGTCGCCTCCGATAATATTCCGATGAAGCATCCGCGATCGCGAATGTAATAGATGTTGCCTTGCAGGCGGCCGGCCAGGATGTGCTCCCGGAGTGTCGAGAGAGCCTTTGGAAACCGGCCCAATAGACCCCACAGATCGAGCCGCGTCTCAGCGTCGCCGCCGAACTCGGTCAATCTCGCATCGAGCGCGGAAATCTCTATTTCGAGCGGGTCGAAGTGCTTCATTTTGTCCTCACAAAAGCCCGAGCGCGTGCGCGGCGAAGAGAGCGGCGAGCGGTGCGGCGCCGATCAGCGAAGAAATCCCGGCGAGACCCTGCCAAACTCCTCGCCTATGGCCGCACCGTCGTCAGCCGCAATGTCCTCAGCTCGAAAAGCTGCACCATAAACTCTTCGAAATCCTGAACGTCCTCACTAAAACGGCAGAGCCACAGGATGCCGAAATCGGCCGTTATGGCGACGCCCGGAGCGGGAGCGGTCGTAAAGACGAGCGAAGGCAGATACCCGCTCGTCAGCGACCATCCCGTCGCCTGGGGCGCCCCATTGAAATAAACGGCGGTCACGCCCGACGTCCCGTAGACGGGGCCGGCGTAGCCCCCGATCGAAGCCCGCAGCGGAAACGTCGTCGACGATCCGTCGCCCGTTCCGATGGCTTGCCCGTTCACGGCCGAAAGGCCGGGCGGCGCAATCCAGAATGACTCGTCCTGGCCGCTCGCCTCCTCGAAGAACCCGGCGATCGCCTGCAACTCCTCGAACGCCCCGCCGGAGCGCAGCAGTTCGTAAGTGAGCTCAATGTCGAAGTACGGATTCGCATATCGTTGCGCGCGCGTCTCTCGGCCCGAGACATGCTGCGCCGTCACCGTAGCGAATTTTGGTTTGATGTGGACCGACCAGCCAAGCGTGGCGAGCGCGGGAAAACTTGGGAACGCGGGCGGCGTTGGCGACGGTGTTGGCGCTGGAGGCGGCAGTGTGGCGCGGACGCCGGTTATCCAATCGCCTTGCTGCCAGTTGCCGGTGTCGCCCCACGCCTGGCTCTGCATCGGAAAGGTCGGGAACGGCCGCGCGTCCCAGTTCCAAGCGCAACAGAATTGCGTTTGGATCATTGGCAGGCCGCCGACGGTCGCGTTATAGCCGTCGACATTCCAGTACTCGTAGATCGCTTCGAGCGCGATCGTCTGAATGGTGTCGTCGCGTAGCGGCAAGTAGCCTTCCTGATTAGCAGGCGTCCAGATCGACCAGTAGGGTGTGGCGCTCTCGGTCGACTTCGGATCGAAGAACACGTTCGGCTGGTTCGTTCCTTTGTCGACCGCTGGGATTCCGTACTCGAGGAACAGGATGGACTTCGAGTTCGGTCTCCACTGGGTGTGCGCGCCTTGTGGATTCCACGCGCCCGAGCCGCTGCTGGCGTAGACGGCCTGGTGCGAGTTGTTCCACCACCAGCGAACCTGCTTGTTCGCCAAGATCTCCTGGCCGGAATAGTACGGGTTGCGCGCCTGCGCGAGACGGTCGCCGGAGGGCAGGGTCACTTGCAAGCCCGACCCGTACGGATCGAGGCCGTAGGCCGTCCCGTGCCCGCCGGCTGCGCCGTCATTGTAGAACCAGTTGAAATATTGCCCGCCCTCTATGTTCGCCTTCAGATAGCGCGGATCGTAAATAGAGGGTGGTCCGGAGAGCCCGAGGCCGCTCAGGTTGCCTGTCGGTGGCCACGGGCCGGAGGGAACCGGCGTTTGCCACTCGTAAGCGTCAAGGCCGCCGCCCGGCGCGGTCGTCCAATCGGAGAGCGGCAGGTAGTTGTCAAGCGAGACGAAATCGATGTTCGGATGAGCCCAGAGCTGATCGAGATGCGGCCATTGGCCGTTCTCACCGGGGTGCTGCCAACCCATCCAGCTCGACCAGTCCGCGGAATAGACGATGAGGTTCTCGAGACCCGAAAGGTTCTTCGTATAACTCGCATTGTCGAACGTCGTGCGCACGTCGTCGGCCAACGCCTGAAGCGCCGCTGCAAACGGATAGTCCCAGATCGCGTTTCCCGAGCTGTCGGTCGTTCCTGACGGGGTCCAGTTCGGCCCGCGGATCGTCTCGAGCCCACGCAGCTCCGAGCCGATGACGAACAGATTGACCCCGCCCGCGACCGTCACCAGATTCGCGTAGTGAAGGATCATCCGGCGGTACGTCCAATCAAACAGGTAGCCCGAATAGGCGACAGTCAGGTTGGTTGAGTCAGGCGTGAAGTCCGAGACCTGCGCCGGCCCCATAATCGCCGCGACCGCGTCTGTCGCCCCCTGCGACAGGTCGGGCGAGAAAGTGATCCGCCCGCGCCATGGAAAGCCCGAGCCTGTTCCCAGCAGGAAGGGGTAGAAGACAACCTTGAAGCCGCGGCTTTTGAGGTCGCGGATGCAGCGCACCACGCTCTGGTCGCTCGGCGTGCCGCCATAAACGAAGTTGCTCGTTCCCGGCAGATCGGGGATCGGGATGATCCCTGGATAGTCCTGCTCGGTGAGGCTAGAGCACATCCAGTGGACGTCGGTCCAAATCCCGCCTGGTGGAGGTCCGAATGCGCCTCCGGAGAACTGCTGAAACAAGCCGAGCAGGAAGTTGGTCGAAGGGTAAATCTGGCAGTTCGACGCGTCTTCCGAGTTGAAGAACCACGCGACGACCAGCGAGACGGTCTGGCACTCGGGGTGCTCAGTCCGCAGGTTATTGAGCGCGATCGTGTAATCGGTGGTCGGCCCGTTGCCGGAGAGCGTGTTGAGGTTGGTCGCGTTGTTGTAGCCCGAGGAGCCGCGCTGGTAGCCGACCCATGGAATCGTGTCATAGACCGCCTCACCCGTAGCCGGGAGAAGGTGGACGCCAAGGACATTGGGATTGCCCATGTCGATTTTCTTTTCCTACCAACAGGTCGAAAAAATCGGCATCATCGCCCGTTGAGCCGCTTGAGCCCCAAAGAGGCGCCATGGCGGACGGCTTCGTCGATCGCGCGCGTCATTTGCGAGGAGTTCGCTTTCATCCATTGCGACACGGAGCCCGCGTCGATCGCCGAGACGTGGAAATTCGCCGTGGGGTGAATGGCGACGGATGCGGTGCGTGAACCGCCGCCCGCGTCCCCATCGCTCAACAGGGTGCGAAACGCCCCCGCCTCGGCGGCCGGCATGACGAGCTCGTTGTGATGGACGAGAGTCAGCATGTCTTGTGGGACCTGCCACATGCCAATGTCGGCCGAAGCGACGGCGCCCGCCATGCCGGCGACTGTCGCCTGGGCGGCGGCCGCGGGGCCCGCGGCGAACGGCCCTAAAAGTGGCGACAAGAACCCGAACACGCCGGCGAAGGTCTCGGCGGCCGACGAAAGAATCGACCGAACCATCGCGGTGCCCTGCGCCCCCGCCGAGGCCGCCGCGCCGCCCTGTTCCGCAGCGGTCCGCGCGGCCACGCCGGTCGTCGTTGCGGCCGTCTTGAGCGCCTCCGCCAACACGTAATGCTCGACTGACGTCTCACACCATTCGATAAACTTGATGAGCAAATCCTCGAGCGCGCTTCTGAATGCGTTGTGCCAACTCATCGTGCCGGAGAGCAAGCCGTGCAGCTGCGAGTTGACCGCCTGCGTAATGGTGTTGGCGAACGATTGGTAGTCGCGCTCTTCATCCTGCAACGACGCGCGGGTGAGGGCCGTCATCTCGTCGTCGCGCCGGCGCGTCGCCTCGATGATCATATCATTCAGCCGCTGACTGGAGGCGAGCGTTTGGTTGCTGAGCGCCTCCCGCCGCTGGAGGGCGGCGAGTTCGGCGGCGTACTCCTCGTTGAGCGCTTGCGTCGAGAGGGCGAGCTTTTGCTGCTGTGTGATTTCGTAGAAGCGCGCCTCCTCCGCGTAGAGCGCGAGCTTCTGCTTCAATGCGTCCTCAAGGATCCTCAGTTCTTCCGTCGTCGCGAGCTGCGCCGCCCGCATCGCATCGGCTTGGGCTGCGGCGTCGCCGGCGCGCTCCGCCGCGGCGGCTCGGGCGCTGTCGGCCGCGAAAGATTGTTCGAGCGCTTGCGTCGCCGCTAGCGCGTCGCTGTACGACCGGAGACGGTCAGGGCTAAAGGCCAGTGACGAGGCGGCCGCCAGCGACGCCAGTTGGCCGTTGATCTCGCCGAACGGCGCTGAGAAGCTCTGCAGCGCGTCTTTCGCCTCGCCGACGCCGGAGACGAAATCGGAGATCGAGGCGCTGAAATTGACGGAGACGTTTGCGTCGG